AGATTGTTTGTTGCAGACGCAACAAATAAACGCCCTCTGCTACGCGACCCACTTTTCATTTGTCAAGAGATATTTTTGGACGGGCTGCTCTCAGAGGACGAGGCCAGAAAAAAGCGCGATAGTCCAAAAATTTCCTTTGACATTGATCCCAGGTCTGATAGAGTTGGAATTGCTAGAGCGGAAACGTAGGCGCTAGCAGGTACGCCCGGCGGCTCTAGCCCTGTGGTGTCGCTCGGTAACCGTGCAGGACAGAAGGCAATACGTTCCCGCCGTAAGTCACGCAATCCGAGCGCAGTACTCCTCAATGCCGGATGCGCATATCGTGCGTCTGTTTTTGAGGAGAGCACAAATGCAAATCACAATGCACCGCTGCAACGCTGTTCGACTTGCCAGTACGTTTGTCAGCAACGGTAACAGCGTTTGTTTGGAAGTCGAAAATCGTGACGGCCAAACAATGGAAATCACGCTGTACGATTTGCCGCACGAAATCACAGCCAAGTTCGCAGTGTTTCGGGATGGCGCGACAAAGGACTATCAAGATGTCATGGCGGCGTGAACTTGCGGAGCGCGCGTTGCGCTCCGCTTCTCTCCAATGCCGGACGCGCATTCCGCGCGTCTGTTTTTGGAGAGCAATCCAATGAACATGCAAAATACTGTGTGCGCTTCAACCGCTCGCTTCGATGGTTCGGCGCGGGCGTTGACCGAAGACGAGTTGCGGCAACGTGTGCCGTCAATCTTCGCCACAACGGCGCATCACTCACGCAGCGATCGGTTTGCACCGATCCCGACAATTGATGTTGTGCGGGCGCTGTCGCGTGAAGGTTTCGTTCCGGTAGGTGCGAAGCAATCGCGCGCAACAGAAGATCGTCGCGAGCATACCAAGCATCTGATCAGGCTTCGCCGGATCGATGATGTCGCCAAGTATCAGACCGGCGACACTATCGCGGAAATCCTGCTCAAGAATGCTAACGATGGCACAGCCGCTTATGACTTGATGGCGGGGTTGTTCAAAATCTTGTGTCTCAATTCGCTTGTGGCACAGACCGACACGATGGACAGCTTGCGCGTCAAGCATTCCGGCGATGTTGCAAACAAGGTTATCGATGGCACCTATCGCGTGCTCGATACCGCAGTCGCGGCGTTGGAAGCGCCACGCGAATGGTCAACCATCAATCTTGACCGGGACGAGCAAATGGCGTTCGCGGAAGCGGCGCGCGTTGCTCGGTTCGGCGATGCGGAGGGCAATGTTGCGACAGCAATTCAGCCGCAGCAATTATTAATCGCACGTCGAACCGCGGATCAACAGCCTAACCTTTGGAACACGTTCAACGTCATTCAAGAGAACGCAATCAAAGGCGGCTTATCGGCGCGCGGCCGCGACGCCAACAACCGACCACGCCGCACGACAACGCGCGCGGTCAACGGTATCGATCAAGACGTGAAACTGAACAAAGCTTTGTTCACGCTCGCGTCGAAAATGGCCGAACTCAAGAAGTGAACGAGAGCGAAGCGGAGCGCGCGTTGCGCTCCGTTTTGCCGCGTTCATTAAGAGGAGAGCAAAATGGGTGAGCTAACGATCAAAACAAACAACGTGCCGCGCAATCTTTTGCGCTGGTATGAGTTGACCGACAAGGAGCGCGCGGAATTTGACTATCTGGACACGGAAGACAAACAGATGGAATGCGAGTTTGTTCGCTATCGCGCGTGGGTTTATGACCTAGGCGACGTTGAGCGAATTGACGACTACGCGCGACACGAACCAAAATTCCGTAAGTGGCATGGCATTGTCAGCGACAGCTTCTTTAGCGGCGTTGTGTTCCGCTACACCGCCGACTTTGAGCAAGTCATTTGCGGAACGTACTTCAGCTAGAGGAGAGCAAACAAATGAACGCCTACTGTAATTGCCGCGACAAGTCGCGGTCGCGTTTTCAAGTCGCGGTTGACTTGCAAGACGCGGTTAACTTGCGGGCAATCGCTCGCGAGCTGGTCCGTGCCGCCGACGAAGCGGCCGATGAAGGCGGCACGAATTTTAGTTACCGTGATGCGGCTGTCATCCTGATCGTCAACAAAATCGAAAGTCTTGTTCGGTCAAATGAAGGCGACAACTATTCCGCCGCGTATGACTACGCAACGCGGCTTGCGCCGGAAAATGTGCGGGCGAAGTGAACGAGAGCGAAACGGCGAGCCAACAACTCGCCGCTTTGCCGCGTTCATAACGCGAACAAGAGGAGAGCACAAAATGCACGAACCATTTATACCACACAGTGCAACGCATCTGCTTGATGCGATCGACGGCACCATTCTCGCCGAACGCACGTTGAAGCGATCCGCACGCAGCGGCCCGCGCGTTGGCGATTTTATCCACATGCTAGACGGCACACTGCGCCGCTTCACGTATCATTGGGGCGACGGCATGCAAACAACGTACCGTTGGCGTGACACTGGCGAAGTGGGCACTGGTAGCTTCTACTTGGATCGGAGCGGTGATGTTAGTTATTCCGGCTCACTAGACGATGCCATTCCGCTTTCACAGATCGAGCAGACTGACGAGCAAAAAGAGGGCGTATTTTGGTTCTTTCACCACAACGAAAGTCGCGCCCATAACGGCGTTGACGTTAAAGTGCCCTGTCGAGTGTTCCGCCAAAAATGAACGAGAGCGAAGCGGCGAGCAAACAAACAACTCGCCGCTTTGCCGCGTTCATGACGCGAAATGAGGAGAGCAATTCAATGGCCAAAGCAACAAAGACTGAACAGCAAGCGCTAGCGCGTGCGCTGAAACAAGAGCGTGACCGGCTAGTCTATCTGTCACGCAAGGGCGGCTGGTTTTGGACGGAAGTGGACGGCAACCGCGTCACCTATACCGGACCATTCAAGGACGACCGATTGGCGTTGCGTTCGCTGCGCAAATGGGAAGCCGCCAAGCACGCTATGTCGAATGCGACTGCCGAGCCGCCGCAAGCCTAACAGGAGAGCAAACAATGGAACTGGCACAAGCACTAGAACAACGAAAACTCGAGTTGGCGCTCGCCTGCGTGCGAGCCGCCGGCTACCGCGTCAGCAAACCCAAGGCGAAGAAGCAATCGCGCATTGGGCCCACCTGCGTGACGCTGTTCGTCGACGGCACGTTGTGCCGGATGACGACACACACGAGCGATGATGACCTTGACTATACCCGCGGCGAGAAACTTTGCCGTTGGGTATGGGAAAGTCGACACGTCATCAGTCGTCTTTTTCCACAGCACGATTGCGTTCCGGCTGTGGCGTCTATCCACTTTGAACGCGATGGAGAGCGACTATGAGAATTGCAATCAGGTTAGTTGTGCTCGGCTGCATGCTGGCAAGCATTCAGACCGCGCATGCGTGCGGCAACGGCACCAAATGTTGCTGGACGGAGTGTCATGCCGGTTCCGGCTGTATCCAGCATTGCGACGATGGCAGATGAACGAGAGCGAAGCGGCGGGAGCAATCCCGCCGTTTTGCCGCGTTCATTGAAACGCGAATACAGGAGAGCAAACAAATGAAGTTCACAAAACCGGAACTAGCTTTGATCAAAGAGGCGCTACACAAGCGCGCCATTCGCCAAGAGAGCGAAAGTAAGGTCGTCGAGAACTCGGCCAAGGCACAAGAGCACCGCGACAAGGCGAAAGCCATTCGCATGCTGCTCGACAGACTTGACAACAGTCCTGAATAAAAAATCCCTTGGCATTGGCTTGCCAAGGGATTAAACTTTACAGGTCGCGCGCCCCGGCAAAGTAGTCCTTTGAGGCAGGGCGCTCGCCCGGTCGCTGTGTTGTTTGAAGGACGACCAGCGGCCGGGCACCAATCAAAACGCGGAGTAACCCGAAATGCTGACCAAAGTCAAATCGGCCGCTGTCGATGATATCGACGCGGCGCTGCAAGTTGTCATTGAACTGGCGTTTCAGAACACCGTCGATCGCTTCGACAACCCGGCGGAATATCGCCGGCAAATGGCGGCGATCAAGCTGGTGCATGAGACGTTCAACAAATCAGGAGAGCAAAGATGGTAGACCTGTTGTTGCTGCTACTCTGGGCGCGAGCGCTTTGGCGTTAGCGCAAGTCTCTGGGCCGCGGTGTGGTCCGCGGCCCGGAGCCCGGCTGGAAAAACGACCCCAAAAATTAAAAAAATCCAAAAAAAATTTTGGACAAAATTGTGGCAAAGGAGAACAAACAATGAAAATCGTCAGAGTGATCTGCGCCGCCAACGGCAGCGTGACGCCGCATGACGATCGCTATGTCGTGGCCTGGAACCCGGACACCGAAGCGGGGATCCTCGAACTCACGTCAACAGCGGACCCAAGCCGCGCGCGGCGGTTCACCATGGAGGAAGTGCATCGCGAGTGGAGCGCAGTCAGCCGCGTGCAGCCAAAGCGGCCGTGGGACGGTCAACCCAATCGACCGCTTTCGGGCGTCTCAATTGAAATCGAGGAGCTAAAAGATGCGCAAGATGGCACAACGTGACCGTGAGATATTCATGTGTCGCGAATGGGGAGAGACAAAACGAGCGCTCGCCGATCGGCACAAGATTTCCATCAGCCGCGTCGAGAACATCGTGGCCAACGAGCGGCAGTTGGCTCGATTTCGATCGCCGCAGTGTGTCCGTTGCGGACACAGCGGATCGATGCACCACGACGACGATTGGAATTACGATGTTGGTCCTTGCGCAGAGTATCTGTGCGAGTGCCCGGCAATGGACGGTGGTCATGATTGAAAAAGTACCGCCGGGCGAGGAGAGCAAGAAACGCCCGGCGGCTTAGACCCGAAATACCCTAGACACATCGCTTGGAACTGGCACCTATAACATCGAACAAGGAAACCCGCAAATGCCTGACAAAGCATCCGAGTTCATCGAGCAGATGATCGACCAACGACTTAAGGATATCGCCGAGGAATTGAAAAACATCAGCATCATGCTAGAAGGCTTCAAGGCGGAAGCCGAAAAGGAAACCAAGCTGTCCGACAAGCTGATGGGCCGATTGCAGGGCATGCAATCTGCCATCGGTCGCCAGCATTATCTCAGTGGCCGCTGGCCCTTGCGAGACGGCGACAGTTACGGCATCGTCCCCGCCCAACCGAACGTCACCGAGAAAGTCGGGCCAAAGATCGATGGCAACGATCCGACAGGGCATTTACGATCTTCTGACGAGCGTGGAGATTGACACCAAAGAGCTGGGACGGTCGCGGGTCGAGCCGTGGCCGTCACAGCGCTTGGTGATCGACGCCGTCGCCCGCGGCTTGAACGAAGGCGTTCACGAATTTTGCATTTTGAAGTGCAGACAGGTCGCAATCACGACCGTCTGTTCTGTCGTTGAATTATTTTGGGCACTCGCCAACCCTGGCGTTCAAGGTGCCATTATCGCGGACCGGACCGACAATTTGGAACGGCTGCGCCGCATCTTCGCGTCCCTCCTCGAAACCCTGCCACCCGAGTGGCGATCCCCCGAGCACAAGCTTGTCGTCAACAATCGCAACGGCATTGCGTTCGCCAACCGATCGGTAATTGATCTGCTCGCCGCCGCTTCCAATCCCGACCTGGGCGCGTCGCGCGCGCTCAACATGATGCACGCGACCGAGTGCGCGCAATGGAAATCGCTGGCCGGCGTCGAGAGCCTGAAAGCATCGCTGGCGCGCGAAAACCCGCATCGGCTTTATATCTGGGAGAGCATAGCGAATGGTTTTAATTGGTGGTACAATTTTTGCCAGCAGGCCAAAGCCGATCGGCACATGCGCTTTGTCTTCATCGGCTTTTGGGCGCAGCCGACTTACTCAATTCCAAAATCTGATCCCGACTATCGTATCTATTGGGACGGCCGTTTGACCGATCAAGAAGTCAACGACGCCCGGCTGGTCAAGCAGCAATACAATTACGTCGTCAAGCCCGAACAAATCGCGTGGTGGCGACGCGAAGCCGAGTTCAAGGCCGAAGAATACATGTTGCGACATTTTCCTTGGCATGAGCGGCAATGCTTCATCGCGTCCGGTTCTGGCTTCTTTCCAGCGCAGCGCACTCTGGAAATCTCCGAGGCGCTGTCGCCGGTGTCGCCGCCCTACCGAGGCTACAAATACGTCTTCGACGAGAAATTCCTCTCCAGCCGGATCGAGCAAACAACGGATCACGATTATGCGATGCTCAAAGTCTGGGAGCCGCCCGAGCCCCGCGGGATTTACGTCATTGGTGTTGATCCATCCGGTGGCGGTGGCGGCGAGAGTGATGACCACGCCATCCAAGTGCTGCGCTGCTATGCTGATCGCGTGGTGCAGATTGCGGAGTTTCAGTCGAATAAGCCGCTGACCTATCAACTAGCTTGGGTTCTGGCGCATCTTGCCGGAGCCTATACGGACCATATCGCCAATTTAGAGGTGACGGGGGTCGGGGCGGCTGTTTTGCCTGAAGTGAGAAACTTGCGTCAATTAGCGGAACGCGGCATGTTGCAAGGGGAGCCGGGAACAGAAAACATTCTGAACTTGATTGGAGCGGTGCGTTGGTTTCTCTACAAAAGACCTGACACATTAGGTGGAGCTGGAAACGTAATCGCATGGAAGGCAAATTCTGACAATAAGCATCAGGTCTATTCGGAGCTGCGGGACAGTCTGATGCTGCGCCGGCTGGAAATAAGATCACCAAAACTAATAGCGCAAATGCAATCGATCGTCGAAGACGACGGTTGGATCGGCGCGGGTCCCGATACCGGGGAGAACGATGATCTGGTTTCTGCACTCGTTTTGGCCCATCATGCTTGGGTTGAGTGGCGTCGGCCTATGCTGGTGGCTCGCAATCTCACTTGGGATAGCGTGAAGGGCGATCGACCGCCGCAGAACGCCGGCACGGTGCTGTCGTTTGCTTTTTCCCAACACATGGCGATGATCAATCGAAAAGCGCGTGAGCACAAGGAGCGGTTCTGATGATCGTTAAAATCAACGACAGCAATTGGCCGATGCTGCTCAATGCTTGGAACGTGACTTTCCCACCGGACGCGCCGAACGAAACCCGGCTGTGCTACACCTGGGGCGTTGGCGCGGCGCAGTCGTACATGATCACATTGCCGGTCAACCAAAAAACCTTTCTGACATTCCTTGACGACCACGAAGACGACCAAATAATCGATCTGACCGAGCTACAGTGATGCCAATTGTCCGAACCTATGGCTGCGAAGACTGCGGCCACTTCTTTGAAATCTGGCTGACCCTAGAGCAGGCGGACGATCCGCCGCCGGACTGTCCGCATTGCGTGGCCCGGCCGATGCGACAGGAGTTCAAGCCGGTCGCCATCGGCGGCTCAATTGTCGGCAAGGCTGTCAGGATGGCGGAAACGATCGCCGCCGAGGACTACGGCGTCGCCGACATGCAGCACGACACCCGGTACGGCGGCACGCCGAAAGTAAGATACAAAGACCAGGGCAACGATATGCAGCAAGCCCAGGTGAGTTCGTGGGGTGCGCCGGGCAATGTCCTCTCCGAGGCTATCGCGCTCGGCCGCCAGACCCGGCTGGCGAACGGCGGCTATAGCGGCGTCGACACCTTGCAAGCCATGCTCAAGAGCGGCGAGCAGCCCGATCTGATCGAAGCTTCCAAAAGGCGAGCCATGCGAGTGTGGTGATGCCGATCATGCGGAGCATCCGAGGCAAGCCGCAGCTCCGTCCGATCGGCATGGAAGACTTCGCCCACATGGCCATGCGTGAGCTGATCGAATACGAGCAAAAGCTGTGGCGCTGGGCCGATACCGCAGGCACCACGCAGGGCATTGCCGACGTGCTCAACGCGATTTATCGTGAGGTCGAGTGGAGAGCGCAGGAAAAGGCGTGGCGCGATGCTGCGTATCCCGGCCAAGGACGACGATCTAGAGCAGTGGGTTAAGGAGCTGGCCGACGAGTGCTTGGCGTCGCAGCAAGAGCGCGGCATGGTCTACACCCGCGCCTCACAATACTACTACACCGGCACCTATGACGCCCGCGCGGCGATCTACAACAAGACCAAGCCATTCATTGATAAATTGGCCGGCTTTCTGATGCAGCCGACTGACGTGCGCTTTGCGATGCTCTATGACGACAACGAGAGCGACAGCGTGCTAGAGCGCGCGCAGCTTTGTTCCGACAAGCTGACCGCCGACTATCGCAACACCGACACCGATATCACGTTCGCCGAGGCCGTTGTTTGGTCGCTGGTCAACGGCTGTCAGTTGTTGAAACACAATCCCTCCGAGGAAAGCGGCGGCTTTCACGTCTCGCCGGTGCATCCGCAGAATTTCGGTGTGCTGGCCGAAACCACGATCGGCCTCGACGAGCAGGAAGCGTTTTGCCACGTCAGCTATCCCACCGTCAGCCGCTTGCGGCACATGCTCGCCGATCATCCAAGGCACAAGAAAATTCTCGACGCGATTGAAGAAGGCAGACCGGGCCGTGAGCAAGAAGAACAACCCTCTTATTTTCATCAGATGGTGGTGGGGGGCCTCAACCCGCTGGGTGATTATCCGGGCGGTGCCCCGCGCAGCGAGGCCGCCGGTATTGTCAACGTCTTTCCCGTTCCTACACCATGGCGACCCAACCGCCGGCTTGCACCGACCGTCAAGTTCTGCGAGCTGTGGATCAAGGACCGCGAACGCGACGGCGACTACACCACCATCCAATTTGTTTACGGTCATGAGCCGATCATCGTCGAAGGCGACGTGACGCGGCGCAACTTGTCGAAAATCCCCGGCCGCCACGGCTTTATTAAAATCCAAGCGCAACCGACGCCCGGCTATTTCTGGGGCCGCTCGATGATCGCCGACGTGCAGATGCTTCAAGACGTGCTCAACAAGCGCATGCGCGATCTAAAAGTCATGTGGGATCGCAACGTCAACGCGCCGCAAGTGTTCTCCGGATTTACCTCGATCACCGAAGAACAATACTTCAAGATCATTTCCGAGGGCGGCTTTATCAACGACCCCAACCCAAATGCGAAAGCCAGCAAACTCACCGAACCGCCGCCAGAAAACTATCTGGCCGAGCTGCAATTTCTTTTCCAGTTGTTCGATGAGGCTGCGGGCTTCACGCCCGTGATGTCGGGCCAGGGTGAACCAGGGGTGCGGGCAGGGGTCCATGCCCAAACTCTGGTCCGCACATCAACGCCGCGGTTGATTGATCAGGCGGCGCGGGTCGAGCGCCAACTCGCCGAGAGCGGCTATATTAGCTTCCGGCTGATGCAGGCGATGGACCCGCACATCTATGTCACCGGCGACAGCAAGATCGAGTTCATCCTGAAGGCAATGCCCGATGATTTTCAGATCCAAGTCGACAGCCACTCCGCCAGCCCCGCCTTCGCCGAAGACAACCGGCAAGTCGCTATTGCCCTTGCCCGCGCCGGTGCGGTCGACGCCGAAGACCTGATCCACATGCTGCATCCGCCAGGGGCCGAGTTGTTGCTGTCGCGGCTGCGTCAACGGCAGAAGAAGCAAGCGCAGGCCGCGCAGCAAGAGGAGCAAAAGGAGCTGATTACCGGTGTGCTCGGCTTCCCGGCCGGTGGCAAGAAATCATCGGGTGGACGAAAGCGGCCGGGATGATGTAGCTTTGCGAGCGCGAGGTTAGCCGAATGTCGTTTCTCGACAGCGCCCAATCCGACGCCGAGCAAGCGGGACCGCCGGCAGTGCCGCCGCAGGGCGGTGGTGGTCCGCCGCAGGGTGGTGGTCCGATCCTCGCCGCCATCGCCAACCGCCAGCGCGGCCCGCAGCCAAGCGCGCCCGGCCCCGGCGATCAGGCCAATTCGATGACCATGTTGATGCAGGCGATCGGTTTAATGCAGCAAGCATTGCCGGGTTTGCAGCCGGGCACGCCGATCCAACAAGACGCCCTGAAAGCGGTGCAGCGGTTGAGCAAGCACGTCCCGCAAGGCGCGCCGGGCGCGGGTGTGCAGCGCACCCAGCTCGAGGATTTGTTGCGGAACATCGTCAAAAACGCTTTGCTGCAACGGATCATGGGTCAACAGCGTCAGGGTCAGGGACAAGGTTCCGGCGCTCCCGGCGGTGCTGGTCAGCCGGCCGGACCATCACCGTTGCCGGGCGCGGCCGCGCAAGCGCCGATGCCGGCGACGCCTTTACCGGGTGCCTGACGCGATGTATTACATACTGGCCTATCGTGAGAGCGGAGGGATCGCGGAATGTCCGATCCCGTTCCCAACGCTTGAGGCAGCAAAGTTCTGCGCCACCCTGGCGGCTTTTCACTTCGGACCTGACTACACGATTTTAGTAGAGGAGGACGATGATGGCCCAGAACCGGAGCTACGACCCACCGATCACGACACCGCCGGAGACGCCGCCGCGGACCGTCCTCCAAGTCGACACTCAGAGCGAAGTTAGCGAGTGGGGCGCGATCCCGAAAGTGGTCCCCAAGCCCGAGGGCGGCGTGCCGTTGCAGCCGAGCATCATCGGTAAGTCCAACAACAATTGATCATGGCCGCACCTCGTCCCGATCTTCCATGGCCGGTCTGCTCTTGCGGAAAACGGGTGTCCGTGAAACGACAGAAATATTGCTGCCGGGATTGCTACACTGCAAATCGCGAGGGCAGGCGACGTTTTGTTGAAAGTCGCACTGGCTATGTGGTCCTAACAAAAGGAACGTCACGTCAGTATGAACATCGGGCCGTGATGGAGCAAACTCTTGGGCGCAAGCTTCGATCTGAAGAGAGTGTTCATCATCGCAACGGCCGGAAGGACGACAACAGACCGGCGAACTTAGAACTTTGGGATAAGAAGCATCTAGGCGGTCAACGTGCAGACGAGAAAGACATATGGAGCGGCAACATTGCTCCGTATCAATTTGGAGCACTCTGAGATGCCAAGAACAATTCCAGACGAAGAGTACACATTTTTGCAAGGCAGAAGGCAAGTAGCCGATTTCGTTGAAAGTATTTATAATGATCCTCAATTGAACAAAGAAGCCAAGGCGCTGATCAAGAAAAAATATCCGAACATGGCGATCCCCGACTACGACATTGAGCAGCGGGTCGAGGAGCGTTTTGCCACGGAGAAAAGAGAGCGCGACGAGCGCGAGAGCAAACAGCGCGAGGAAACTGAGAGAAGTCGATTTTTAGATACGCGCAAGAAGACGCAGGACGCTTATGGCTTTACCGATCAAGCCATGGACGACCTAGAAAAACTCATGATCGAGCGCAATGTCGGCGACTACGAAGTTGCCGCCAAGTTCGTCGCCAGCCAAAACCCGAAACCCTCTGAAGCGACTTTCAACGATGGTCGTTGGAACCACGACAAGGCTCCCGGCTTCAAAGAGATTGCGGCCGATCCGGAAGGCTGGGCGCGATCTGAAATCTTGAAGTCGCTGTATAACGATCAGGAGCGCGCCAAACAACAGAGGTTCTAAAAATGCCGATCCTTGGGGCTGGCCTGATCCCATCAGGGCCGATAGGTCTAGAGCTAGAGGCCACTGTGCGGCGCGTGTTCGCGCAGATGGTCGTCATTCTCATTTACCGACAAAATCCGCTCCTGGCGTTGCTTCTGAGAAATGCCATTCGCGCATCGGGCGGTGTCTCTCCCTACACCCAGCCGGTGCAGACTGGCCAGTATGTCACATCATCGTGGATCGGGCCGGCTGGCCAGTTCAATTTGCCGACCGATGTTGCCGCAACAGTCAACGCGGAATTTAACATGTGCGCGTTGGCCACGCCGGTCTCGTCCTTGGGTCTTGAGCAGCTAGTGACCCAGGACGCGATCGCGGTTGCCTCACGGCTGATGCTCAAGCTGAACGATCTGAAAAACTCGGCACTGCATTCGCTGGCGCTGGCTTTGTTTGGTTCGAACGCCGGCAACGTCGCGTTGCAGATGTTTGGTCTTGCCGACGCCTATAGCGACGGAGTTACGGCGCTCACGTTGCCGGCACTTGCGGCCGTTGACGTTTATGGCGGTCTGAGCCGCGCGACCTATCCAACCTGGGCCGGTCTTGTGGTCCCCGCGGCGGGCGCTGTCCTGACCCGCGCGACCTTCATTCCGATCCTGCTCAATGCCGCCAAACACAGCGGCGGCGAGGCGCTCGATTTCGTGGTCATGTCGATCGAAGACTGGACCACGCTGATGACCGATTTTATGACGGTCGAACGCTACAACAACGATCCGGCCAGTCGTTGGGGCAAGGATGATCCGGTCAACAGCGGCTTTAGAGGTTTGTTGCTCGGCGATACGCCGATCTTTTTTGACCTCAGTTGTCCGAAGGGCACCGCTTTCGGCTTTAATTCCAAATACATCACCCTGGTCATCCATGAGGATGCCAATTTTGCATGGACGGGTTGGTACAGCACCATTCCGCAGGGACAGATCGCCTCTGTCGGCTTGTCACTGACCGCGCTTAATCTGGTCTGTTCCAAGCCTTCTACCGGCGTGATCGTCAACGGCATCACAGGAGGTGCAACATTTGGACCCGCTCCGCCGCCATAAGACCACCATCGCTCGTCGTTAGAGGCGTCATTCCGCCAGACACCGATGATTGCGGGCCGCTGCCGCTGGCCCAGCCCGCGCACCGCCCACGTTATGTCATTCCAGGCTCGCACTGGAATGATCCGGGATGGTGGCAAATGCCGCGTAACCCGACGCCTTGGAGTGGCGGCTTCCCGGTGCCGCGCACGCCCTGGCCGGGCGAGAGTGAAACCCGCGCCCCTGGCACCGGCCTGCTCGGCGGCCCGCTGCCGTGTCCGCCATCATGGCCATCGTGGCCATCGTGGTCAGGACAGCAACAAGCGCTGCCGCAGCGCGCACCAATGCGCGCATTGCCTGCGCCAGCGCGGAGACGGTGATGGGCGAGCCGGAAACCGAAGCCGCGCCGAACATCAACAGCATCACGCCAAATGTTGGCCCGTTGAACACCGCTACCGCGGTGACCATCGGCGGCGTCGGCTTCACCGGCGCGACCAGCGTCACGTTTGGCGCTGTCGCCGCTACCAGTGTCGTTGTCGTCAGCGATACCCAAATCACTTGCGCCACACCGCTTGTTGCCGCCGATCAGGTTGTCGATGTGACGGTCGTCACCCCTGGCGGCAACAATACGATGTTCAATGGTTTTACTTTCGAGAAAAGCAAGTCGGACGCCTTCTTTCCTGCCTTCGTGCCGATCATTCCGCCGCCGCCGATCGGCGCAGCGCACGCCGTTCCGACTTTTCCACCACCGACGCCGCCGCCGATCGGGGCCGTCCCCGTTGGCCCGCTGGTCGGCCCGGCCATAGCGCCCGCCACGGTTCCCCCCTCCCTGGCGGGCGTTGTGCAGCCGCAATACAAGACCGGAAGCGCCACCGCGCCGGCTGCGAATGGCTACTTCCCGCAATTCACCACCACGACCGCCTATGCCGGCTTCCCGAACAACCCACCGGCCGGGGTGCCAATTGTGTTCTCCAATATTTCTACCAATCCA